TCAACCAGGGTCATAATGTCACCTCGGTTCATGTGTTTCCCCTTGCTCGGATTGCTTGCGCGGCCACCTTTGTAATGTCTGACGCATATTCAGGATGTACAGCAAGCACATCACACACCTTCGCACACGCCTCGCGCTCTCGCTCCGCGATTTGCCACTCAAGCTCTTTCAGCAAGTCCTCCACAGTGTCTCCGTGGCCGGTTGCGTAACCTTGGCTCATCATCCAAGCGGCCAGCTTGTTTCGCTCGGCAGCAGCAACAAGGGCGGCGAAGCGTGTTACAGACCCTAATGGCTTTTCGTCAGATCCGTAAGCCAATCCAGCCTCCCGCGCCATGCGGATGATGTCTTCTATGTTCATGTGTTTCCCCTTGCTCGTATGGCGGTGGCGCACTGTCTTGCACCGCTTGCCATTCCTTGATCTTCTGGATATGCAAACTTGTCCCAAAGTTCTTCGGCTCGTGATTCAACTTCTTCACACGCCTCCGCACACGCCCTACGCTCGGCGGCAGCAACCAAGGCAGCGAAGCGTTCAAGTTGAACATTTCCCGTGTAGCAAGTCCCCCATCGCGGATCAAACTCAATACCTACCTCCCGCGCCATGCGGATGATTTCTTCTCTAGTCATCATTGGCCACCTTTCTAAGTAACTTAACTAAGTTTTCAAGCGTCTCAAGACTGTAGCTACCAGCAGTCAGGTACACCACCGTCTTGGTGCTTGGCTCCCGCCAAGCTTCGTCCTGACACCTTTTCCATGTGTCGGCAATCCACTGTCGCGTTTGCTCTAGCGTCATGGCGCTTGTTGCTACGGGCAAAGGCTCTCCGTCTGCTGGTGTCTTTGCGTTTTTGTTTTCAGCCATGATTCTTCTCCTTTAGCTTGGCTTCGACTGCCTCAACAACATCGCCTGTCTTCCAGCATTCGTAAACCTCAAGAACAGTCAGCCCAACCCATTCTTTCTTTGGTGGTGCGGTGTAAAGAGGTACTGTGTGGTGCAGGTCAGGACCGGTCCGCACTTTCATGTCAAAGTTAGGTAAGTCGCTTTCGTTTGCCCACGCCACAGGCTCTTGCTCCGGCTCTGCTACGGCAGCGGCGACAAGGTCGGCGAATCGTTTAAGCTCCTTATCGTAGCCGCCAATTCGACCAGTGGGGATTCCAACCTCCCTCGCCATCTTGACGATGTCTTCTTTATCCATGATTCCTCTCCTTCAAGGCTTGCTCGATGGCTCGGGCAAATCGGTACATTTTCCGATCTTCCTCGTACCCGTCTATTCCATGTATCTCCTCATCCGTCAGCCCAACCCATTGCTTTGGTGGTGCGGTGTAGAGAGGTGATCGACCTTCGCCAGCCGACTTGTAAATCGTGCCGCAACCTACCGTATCGAAATGCTCACGCACCTCGTCGATTTTTACCCACCCTTCAACTGCGTTCCAGTATTCAAACGGCTCTTGTTCTGTCTCAAGTGCTTGGCGCAAGGCCGTTGTAACCCTTTCTAGCCGCTCGTAGTCATCCTTGTTTGACATGTACGGCACATCCTCCAACGCCTCCAATGCCTGCTGCATCAATTCTCTGCTCATGCTCTATCTCCTTCTCTACCTCTCCAACTGTCATTGCCTTTGGTACGCTGCTCGTAGACTTCCATCAGCAGTTCTGCTGCCTCCTTTATTTTGAACTTCTCTGTTGTGCAGTGTTCAGGTAAGCCCTCGGCGTAGCCCTCAAGCCATGCGGCGAGCATGGCGAACCTATGTGCGGGACTCATGGCGGCGTTCCTCTGCTTCTGTTATTTTTGTTTCGTACCTGTTAAATGCACGAAAAACTTTAGCAACTATCTGTCGTACTCTTTCCCTACTTATACCAAATTGTATGCCGACATCCTCGTAAGTTCTGTCTTTTATAATACATTCGTTTGTGATTTTTTGTGCGCGGGGTGTAATGTAGATAATTTTGTAAAGCGCATCAATGTGCCCCGGCGAAAATTTAGTTTTAAATTGTTGCCTCATAGTCATTCTTCACTCCTCTTCATGAAGGGAGGTTCGTCTGCGTTGTTTAGTATCCGTGCAATCTCACGGTCGATATACCACCGAGCTTTACGCAAGTCTTCAACCTGCTCACCTTTCAGGCCAGCTCTCCAAAGATATTTAATAGCATTCCCTACACAGAAATTCATGTGTTCGGTAATCTCTATACACTCGATGCCGCTTGGGTGCTCGGTGTAATGCTTAGGATGGTTTACGGGATCGTTCATAGTTTCTTACCTCCATAATTGCGTTTGCCACTAGTATTTGTGCTTCTTGCACAATGCTCCGTCTGCCTTTGAGTACACCGACTACGAAGCCAACTAAAAACCCAAAGCCCCAAACTATAAAATTTTCCATCCCTTCACCTCATTCGTCCATGATCTTTTCCATAATTGCATCGTCGAAAGACGTGCCCCTAGTGCAGCTAACTCAGTCGTGGTGTATTCCTTGCGCTTTGTCCAATGCCCAGGCCCAACCCATTTATGTTTGTCGCTGTAGTGTGGATAAAAGGGAATATTGTGTAGAACAAATATAGGTTGCGTTTCCGTTTCTGCTGGTTTGTTTAAATTCATCATACTCATAGTTTTTCCTTTCTTAACTTGCCTGCCTAAATTCGCCCCGCCATGCCCCATCTAACCTGAATACACCGCACCTGCCTTATCAAAACCCATCACACCTTGTGTTGCCTAACGCCACCGTGCCTGCCTGACCTTACAATGCCGCACTTAACCGGAACCAACCTCACCTTCTCACACCGCGCCTGCCAAACCCCGCCTCACCGTACCGTACCGGGCCGAACCATACCGAGCCTGCCACACCAAACCGCGCTAAATCACGCCGAACCCAATACGACCGTACCCCGCCCTGCCTGCCTGATAAGACCTTACATACAACACCTATCCCGACCTCACCTAGCCTGCCTTATCGAACCGAACCGTGTCATACCCAACCGTGTTTTATCAAACCATGCCACACCTCACCTGCCATACCAAAACTCGCTAGACCATATCGCACCGAACCAACCACGCCTGCCCTAACAAACCGCATAGAACCAAACCGAATCGAACCTTACCTAGCCTGCCAGACCACACCAGACCATACGACGCCCCACCGGACTTTATCTCGCCCCACCGGACCTGCCAAACCTTACCGTGCCAAACTCCACCGAACCCGACCTTACCAACCCGTGCCTGCCTTACCGCACCTAGCCTTACCCCACGCTGCCTTATCCCGCCTTGCCTGCCTAAACTTTCTCTAGCTTGTTACGTAGAACTAAGACTTGTTCAAGAAGTTCTTCCATCTCATCCACCATATCAAGTGCCTGCGCTACGTTCTTTGCTCTTCGTAACGCACCAACAATGAGTGCAACTTCATTATTGATAACTTCCCTCGACAAATCTTTATCGCTACGTACCTTGGTGAGTGTGGTGTAGCCTTGCTCGTTACCTTTCTTGCTTGGGTCGCGCAGATAGAAAGGTGCTTTGATAACAACTTTCTCTGTGGTTACAACCACGCGCACAGAAGCAATTAGATTACGTGCGGTATCAATCCAATGCTTATGTGCTGCACTGCTAAGGTTCCAGTCAAAGTAATTATGCAAGGGACTCGATGGGTCTTTAGCATCTGCTACTACGATGTCTGGTGTAAGTAGCCCTCCGTGGAGGGCCGCAATCTCCTCTAATCTTTTAGCTATTGCGGCTCTGTCCATATCTATCTCCTTAAGCAACCTTGAAACCACGACGCTTGGTTTCTGCGTCGAACCATGAAAGCAACTCTTCAGTTTCATCGTCATAAGCCTCTGGGTTTTCCAGTGCTTCGAGTTGCGCTGCTTTACCACCTGTTTTAATTACTTCTAAGAACTCAGGATCATCGGCATCAACAATCTTCCAACGACCGTAGTTACCCGAACCTTTCTCAGGTCTCCAATCACCAACGCCCATCGTGATACCTGCTGTAGCGAAGAGGTTAGAGATAACTGTATGGTTCAGAACCGGACGCACATAAGTAATATCAACCTTACACGCCCACTTTGGAACAATCGCACGGGTACGTACATCAGGTGTTTTGTTAATGTCTGCCGACCGAGTAATGCTTGAGAAGATCTTAGGTATACCAAACAACTCAAGACGCTCGTTCTCAACCGTAGTCAGGCGACCTATCTGTGACTTCTTAGCCCCAGGCATATCTAGTGCCGCATTTCGTAGTGCGCCCTTAAACTGCGTAGCCAATACAGATAGCTCTGTTGCATGATCGCCTTGCGGCATACGGTACGGTGAGGACCGATACTCAACCAACGGATCGTGCTTCATTGATCCTGCTTTCTCAGCAGAAGTCTTTCGACCGGAAGGAAGAAGCAGTTGCTGCCATGCCTTCTCTGGCATACGGTTACAGATCATCGGTGTAGTTCCTAGTACATGGAACGTAACCGTCTGGGTTTCCATCTCAACGATTTGAATTGTATTTTCTGTTACTTTCTTTGTAGCCATGATTTTTAATCCTCAGTAGTTTTAGAACTTACATTGTTGGGGTATCCGAATCTAAGATCAATTCTTGCCCGATCAAGGGCGGCTATTCTCCGACGTTCGGCAATAACCTTGGGATCTTTCCAAGGGTATGGTTGCTTAAGCAGCCGCCACTGCCTTTTGAACGTTTCGAGCACGTTTGTGCTTTCGCTTGTTGTCTTTATTTGCATCTCTTT